AGATGACATCATCCACGATAACATCGAGGTGTTCAAGACAGTGCTTGATGCCTGTGAGAGGAAAGGCATCAAATTGGTCTATGCTTCATCATCGACTGCATCTCCCTGGAATACGACGTCGATGTATGGAATCAGCAAGCGGTTTGACGAAGATTATGCAAGGTGCTACTCAACGTATCCTCCGGCGACTGGCGTGAGGTTTCACAACGTTTACGGCCCTGACCCACGTCAGGGAACTCTTCTTTGGTACCTGCTCAATCAAGAGCGGGTGAAGCTCTACAATATGGGGCGTAACGCAAGACACTTCACTTATATCGACGACATAATAGAAAGTCTGATATTTGCCTACGGATGCGGCGACCGGATTATCAATGCCGCGAATCCGGAAAGGACGACCACTCTCGAAGTCGCTAAACTCGTAAAACAATACAAACCTCTTGAAATAGAGTTAGTTGCACAAGAGCGTGATTTCGACCGTGAGGAGCAAATGGTCAGTGAAGCGGTTTTTACCGTACCTTTGCAATATACTCCCGTGGCCGAGGGTATCCGGCGCATATTCAAAGGCATCGATTAAGCGCCCGGACGATAACACTTCATACGGATAAATGGGATATACCTGTGCCCGGCCACGGCTGGTATGCAGGCGTATCCCATTCAGTAATTTTCAGCAAAACAATCATCAATATGGATTGGGACAGTGAAATAGGATGGTCTGATGATTTTGAGGCAGTCGACCGATATAAATCCGACCACAAAATCAGCGAGACGGTGCTCAAGCAGCGGGCCATCAAGCGTCAGATAAAGAATGACCAGCTTGCTCTCATTGTGGCGAAAAACCTTGAGGCTTTATGCTCCGAGCCGAAGCCCGGCGAGCAGTGGCGCATAATCACCGAGAAGGCGTTCAATGCGTTCGCCCTGATTATGCACGTTTTGCAGACCCGCAAGATAAAGGAATTGTATCTTGCCGTGTATCGAATAAACGAGCCTACAGTGCGCACTATCATTGACAAGATAAAGGACGGCAATATTCAGAAAGCCACATTTGTCATATCCTCATTCTTCAACCAGACGAAGAAGCCTGAGCGCTGGGCTATCATGCTTAAAGATTTCGCCGATGCGAGTCCTAAATGCCGTCACGTTTACACTCACAATCATGCCAAGATTGTTGCAATACGCACATCCGACAACGACTATTTCGTTTTTGAAGGCTCTGGCAACATGAGTGATAACGCAAGGATTGAGCAATACATCTACGAAAACTCGAAAGAGATGTTTGAGTTTCACAAGAAGTGGATGACGCAAATAGCTGTTACCCCCCCCGAAATTAAAAAATTAGCCATGCGTATCGCCGGATTGTCTTTAATCCCCACCACACCGTTGCTGAAAAATGTTTTCCTGAGGCTTCTTTGGGGCCAAAAATGGGATTTTCAGAGGCTTCCTGCAAAATTTTTCCGAGGCGGGTTAAAGCCAAAAGATTTTTACATACATCTGTCAATGTCAGAGTCAAAGTCTATTGTATCTTCTTTTGATTCTCTTTTGTTTCATCTGACTGGTGCAATGGAAGAAATAGTATAATAAACACGTCATTATATCATCATCGCAATGGCAAAGAAAGAGGAACAGCAGCGCGTAAGCCAAGAGCGACGGCTCACGGAAAAACAAGAAAGATTCTGTCAGTTTTATCTCGATACTGACGGCAACGCATCTGAGGCGTATCGTATGGCTTATGATACATCGAACATGCAACCCAAGACAATCTGGAGCAATGCCAGCCGACTTTTAGCAAGTAGCAAGGTTGCAACAAGGATAAGCGAGTTAAGAGCAGAGAGAGCTGCAACCTCGCGCGTCGAGCGTGAAAAGGTCGAGCAGGTTCTCATGGATATAGTTACAGCCGACCTCAACGACCTCTATATAGTAGATTCCAAGACTGGCAGAGTCAAGATGAAGACACCGGGTCAGCTTCCCAAGCGTATTCGCAACGCCTTGAAGAAGATAAAGAACAATAGAGGCGTAGTTGAGTATGAGTTGAATGGTCGAGTAGAAGCCGCACGGCTGTTAGGCTCGTGGAATGGATGGGATGCGCCAAAAGAGGTAAATGTCAAGAATACTGGCAGCGTGATGGGCGAATTACGCATAGGTTTCGATGATGAAGAATGATTGCATAATGAAAAGGAATACGCCAGATTGCATTTCATATCGAAAGTATGCATTAGAAAATCCTCGGGGAAATACAAAATCGCGTAAGCAAAATCCTTGATTATCCTTCAATTTGTCTAAAAGGTGGTATTAAATTACAAGAAACTCAATCCCCTCGGCTTTTACCTGATGTGGCTGATGCAGGACAAACGCATCCGCAATATCATACTTTTCGGCGGTTCGTCATCCGGGAAGACATACAGCATGGCCCAGACGATTCTTATCTTCACCATTTGGGAGGGAACGAACACTCTCGTAATGCGTAAGGTCGGCGCATCCATACGAGATACCGTCTATCAGGATTTCAAGACAGCGGCAGAGCAGCTCGGCATAACCGGCCTGTTCAAGTTTTCGGACGGCAACAGGACAATAACCTGCCTCGCCAATGAGGCGCGTATCGTATTCAAGGGCCTTGACGATGCAGAGAAAATCAAAGGTCTGTCAAGTTTCAAGCGCGTTGTGCTCGATGAATGGTCAGAATTTGATGAAGCCGATTACAAGCAGATTCGTCTGCGTCTGCGCGGCATGGAGGGACAGCAGATTATCTGTACTTTCAACCCCATCAAAGAAACGCATTGGATCAAGCGCAAGGTGTTCGACACGCAGAAGTGGCATGATATTCCGATGGCTGTAGAGCTTGACGGCAGGATGATTCCGGGCGAGCTCACAAAAGTAAAATCCATAAAGATGAACGAGCCTCGGGTGATGATGCACAAGCGCACCGGAGAGATGATCGAGCATCCATCGGACACCGTGGTCATTCAGACGACATACCTCAACAACTTCTGGGTAGTCGGCTCGCCGGATGGAACGTATGGGTACTATGACGACCAGTGTATAGCGACCTTTGAGTTTGACCGTGAGCACGACCCCGATTACTACAATGTCTATGCGCTCGGCGAATGGGGCGTCATCCGTTCAGGCTCAGAATTTTTCGGTTCGTTCAACCGCGGCAAGCATACCGGCAAAGTCGAGTATAATCCAGACCTTCCTGTCCATATCTGTGTCGACTCGAACGTGCTGCCTTACATCTCGATTACCTACTGGCAGGTTGAAATTGACGAAGAGAGGCACAGTGTCCGGCAGATAGGCGAGACTTGTGCCGAAAGCCCAAACAACACCGTGCGCAAGGCTGCCAAACTCGTGGCAAAGCGTCTGCATGAGATTGGAGTCGATAAAGTCATACTGCACGGCGATGCTTCGACAAGGGCTGCCAACAATATTGACGACGAAAAGCGCTCGTTTCATGACTTATTCATCGACACTTTGCAGAAAGAGGGCATCGAAGTGGAGGATAAGGTCAGCAGCAGGAATCCGAGCGTGCCGATGTCGGGAGAGTTTATCAATGCCATCCTTGACAATATTCTTCCGGGCCTTGAAATAATAATTGACGAAGAATGCGACGTCTCGACAGAGGATTACATGAGCGTTCAGAAAGATGTGAACGGCGCCATACTCAAGACCAAGGTCAAGAATAAGATAACCATGCAGACATACGAGGAGCATGGGCATCTGTCTGACACCTTCCGCTATATAATCGTCGATTTGCTCAACGAGCAGTTTCTTGCATTTTCCAACCGGCGCAAGCGCAATCTCTACGCCAAGACAGGCATTATCAGTTTCTACAATCCTCAGGCGTCCAACAGCTACGATGCGGATGTGGTGTATCTGTTTCCCAATATCAACGGGAAGATGTCTATGGTGCATGGCAAGCGTTGCGGCAAGAGCTGGCACATCGTATCAGCGAGTCTTGATGAAACAGTATCAATTGATGAAGTCAGAAAACGGGTCATTACTGAATCGGCTGACGTTACGATGGTCGAATGCCGGGATTCATATTTCCCGTTTGTCAGAGAGCTTCGCGAGGAGCTTGAGGAAGTGCGCGTAAAGAGAGAGGGACAGGACTTGATGCGCAGGGCCGATGCCACATCCGATTTGGTAAAGGAGATGATATTGTTCAATCCGGAACTGCTTGAGAATGATGTAACCTATATGGCATTTGTCAATGGTCTGCTCGACTATCGCAAGGATGGAAGTTCCATCGAGGCAAGTGCCGCCTTGAGCGGTTTTATCCAGTTCGTTTCAAAGTCGTTTTCAGATTGAGTTGGTCAATAAATTCCTAATTATCAGTAAATTAAGGCCTAAAATGGAGGCGTCCGAAAAATGGGGATTTCGGCACATTTGAGAAAAGGAATACTTATCTCGCTATCTTTGCGGCGAGATGAATATTTTCCGTAACATATTCAGAACGAAGTCGGCAAAGCTGAACGACATTCCTGCCGATGCTCCGATAAACGGAGTGCCGCAGACTTACCGTTCGCAGATGGTCAGCACAATGCGCGAGACGCTGCTTGCACTCGGATATACGCCTAATTATGGTGGCGTAACCAATGGCCTTGACCTGTTCTTTGAGTTTGCCGAGGTCTTTTTTCCGATAGATTATATCGCATCAAGGATAGCAGGTGCTCATTTCGAGATACGCAGGGTATCTGATGACTCGATAGTGTGGTGCACCGGCCGCTCATACAAGGCCCAGCGCGTGGCCCAGATACTGAGCAAGCCGAATTGTCTGCAAACATGGAGTCAGTTCGTATATATGCACTTCGTATCGAGGCTGGCCACCGGCAACACTTTCGTAAGGGCCGCGATGGCCGATAGCTTCGGGCCTGACACTCCGAAATGGAAATGGTGCTCGAATCTATGGACGATTCCCACGCCCCTTGTCGACATCAATACGCAGGGTTCCGGGACGATTCCTCTGTTCGGCATAGCCGGACTTGAGGATATAATCAAGGACTACACGATAGGCGGCGGAATGCGTGTACCGACATGGCAAATATGGCATGATAGGGACGGCATGGCGAATCTGGGATTCCAGCGTGAGAATTTCCTATACTCGCAGTCAAGGCTTCGCAGCGCCGTGAAAAACATCTCGACACTTCGCATGGTGTATGATGCCAGGAACATCATCTATTCCAGATGCGGAGCGCTCGGCATAATCACAAACAAGACTCGCGATGATGCCGGCCCGATAACACTCAAGCCTGCCGAGAAAGAGAAGTTGCTCAAGAGTTACAGCGAATCGTATGGCGTAACCGGCGGTAAATCCCCGATACTGATTTCAGAGTTCGACCTCGACTACAAGAGCATCGGTATGAACATAGCTCAGTTGCAGCCTTTCGAGGAAACACTGCTTGATGCCATCGTTATCGCAGGTCAGTTCGGCATTCCCGACGTGCTTGTGCCGCGCAAAGACCATTCCACATTCAACAATCAGTCAACGGCAGAGAAAGGCGTCTATACCGGAGTGATAATCCCGATGGCGAATACATTCTGTCAGGAGCTGACGGCATTCCTTGGCATCGAGGACGCCGGCCTTTACATCAGCTGCAATTTCGATGATGTGGATTGTCTGCAAGTCGGGCGCAAGGATGCCGAGACAGTCAAGGATATGGTCTATGCCCGTATGCGCCAGCAGTTCAACGACGGGCTTATCACATTCAACGACCTTTTGGGCGCGTGCCATTTAGCCGCTGTAGACGAGCCCATTTTCAGTAAGACCAAATTCGAGATGACCGATGAGGAATTATCGCGAATCTCCAGAATAATGAATAATCAAACCGCAATACCTCAACAGGAGAAAGAAGATGAAACAGAAGATGACGAGTCTGGAAGTCCGGACGAAAGCGAATGATGTTGACGAGAAAGGCCGCGTAACAGTGGCTGTCAACCGCACAGGCATTGAGGATGCGCAGGGCGATATTTCAATGCCCGGAAGCTTCGATGCTACCCTGAAAACCGACATTGCACGGATGAAATGGCTGTATAATCACGACATCACCAAACTGCTCGGCGTGCCTCTTGAGGGCCGCGAGGAGAATGGGGATGTCATAATGACCGGCCAGCTCAACATGAATAAGCAGATGTGCCGCGATGTTTTTACAGACTACAAGCTGATGGCCGAGTATGGGCGGACACTTGAGCACTCTGTAGGCGTGATAGCCGTGCGCCGTGATAAGGACGACCGCCGCAAGGTTCACGAATGGAAGATGCTGGAGTATTCCACGCTCTCTTTCCTTGGCGCGAATCCGTGCACTTATCTGGTCGATTTGAAATCAGCAACCAGAACGCAGGTGTCCGAAGCGATAGAGTTTCTTCAGAAGGCATTGGAGCAGCCCGAATATTCCGATCACAAATTAAAGAATATCGACATGAATCTGACACTGCTGCTCAAATCAATCAACGGAGGTAGGATAGTTACCTGTCCCGACTGCGGTCAAGTGTTCGACTACGACGAATGCCAGGAGCATACGTTCCGCGATGAAGTGCTTGATTCGGCACGGATGTATATCGGTTGGCTCAAGGACGATACAGTCAGAGAGCACATTGAGTCTATGGCCGGCGACATACAGGTTGAAACCATCGCTCTGCTCGACTCGCTCAAGGCATTGAAGCAGCCCGTAACCGAGAAATCCATCACCGACATAATGTCATTCGTGCGCTGCCCGCACTGCTGGGCCCGCGTGTATGCTTCGTCTGTAGCACCCAAGGATGCCGGACTAACATCCAAAAGCACCGATGGCAAAGAGGATGAAGAGGACGACAAAGACCCGAAAAAGGATTCAGCTAAAGATTCCGGCAAAGACGAGCCCGAATCGCAAGATGACGAGAAGGACGATGACAAGGACGATGAGAAGGATGATGACGACAAGAAGCAGAAGTCGTTCAACTCGTTCCTGAGCAAAATAGCTACCAAAATCAATTAATCATATCTAATTCATTATGGCAAAAGTAACGAAGAAAGATGTCCTCGGTTCTCTGGAGAATCTCAGCTCCGAGGAAAGAGCATTCATGGAAAAGAATGCTTCGATAGTGTGTGAAATCGTAAACAAGGCTACTGATGGTCTTCTGAGCTCCGAGGAAGTGGAGAGGAAATTCAACGCTCTTCAGGAAGCCCTCAATAAGTCTGTTGCTGACAATGAGACTTTAAGCAAGGCCAACGAAGACCTTTGCGAGCAGGTCAAGAATCTTGCCGAGACAATCGACAAGGCCAAGAAGCAGGGTGTAAATCCTCTAATGTCGAGCAAATTCATCGACAAATTTGAGGCTATGATGGACTCTACCAAGATGAAGAATTTCAGCGATGGCGTGGAAAAGGCATCCGGATGGTTCGACGGCTTTTCTGTGAAAGATATATCCAACATATCTTCCGTCGAGAACAACTACACCGGCGATATTCTTCTGTCCCGTCAGAGCAATGTTCTGACCAATCCGTTCATGCCGCCCAAGACCAGCGTGCGCGATATAATCCGCACCATCCCCGGCGACCCCCAGCATCCCTCGTTCACCTATCTTCGTGTAAAGAACTTCGACCGCAACGCCCGTTACACCACAGAGAACGGCCGTCTGTCGCAGTCAAACCTCGAATACGAAGAGGTTACAACGAGCATACGGCGCGTAGGTTCATACTTCGACCTGTCGAAGAATCTCCTGCTTGCCCGTGTTCAGCTCCGCTCGTTCCTGGTGGCATCCATTCCCGGCATCATCACACAGGCCGAGAACGCCTCAATCCTTTTCGGAGACGGCCAGAAATCGCACCTGCTCGGCATAGCCAACATCGACGGAGTAGAATCCATCGAGTCGCAGATCACCGCTGAAATCGTAAGCGGCAAGGCCGGCGAAGTGGTGAAAGTCGAGAAGTACAACAACGGCAACGATTGCCTTGTGGAGTTCAAGGTGCCCATTTCAAAAGCCCTTTCAACCCAGATGGTAACATTCACCGGCGCATCGGTGAACACCGACCTCAACAGCGCCCATCCGTTCATCAAAATCAACGACCGTCAGGTTATTGTCCGTGGCGCTGCCTACAAGGGAGAGGAAACAGCCTTGGCCAGCATGACTTTCAAAATCAATCATGCTTCATTCAAGAGCGTAGAGGTGCCCAACTCGAAAGACGTGATAAGCGCAATCCTCGCCTGCCTCTCGTTCGCCCAGTATACACCGAACGCAATCATGCTCAATCCTCTGACTCTCTTCGCCATCGAGACAGAGAAGGACAGCCTCGGACGTTCGCTCGACATCGTGCAGATAAACGGCGGACGCAAGACCATTTCCGGTCTGCCCGTCATCGAGTGCCACGATGTTCCTGTGGGCCGCTACCTCGTCGGCGACTTCCAGAACGGTGCCAACCTGTATGATTACACCAATCTGGAGATGCAGTGGGTAGAGGATGCAGAGACAGTGCTTTACAACATGGTACGTCTGGTATTCCAGGAGCAGCTTGCGCTCGTGGTTTATATGCCGTGGGCATTTGCCGAGGGCTCTCTCGAGGAGCTGCGTAAGGCAATCACCAAAGAAGTTACGCCTGCAACCAAACCCGACGATTCGTCAAAAGGATAAGCCATGGACTATATTCTGACAGGCAAACCGATTTCAGTCAGAAAGGTTCTGGAAACGTGCAACCATCTGGTCCGCAGGGGTGATATTCGCTTCATCCCTGTGGAGCAGGTGAGCGTCAACGCGCATATTGCCGATGACAAGTATGTTATCGGAACTTCTGATGACATCGGCGCCGTGCCGGACAGCAAAGCGCCGCGCATGGCCACGGATGAGAAGGCTCCCAAATCTCCTAAGAAGAGCAACTGATGTTAATCGATCCTACATATTTCACATCCGGCCCGAGGCATATAACAAACGCCTCGCTTGGCACGATGCCGAACGCCAATGCCACAGAAGTCGGAGCGGCGATAATGGGATATGTCGATGCGTATCAGGAGCGGTTTCTTGCCGAAGCCGTCGGCCATAAGTATGCCAATAAGATTCACGATTATCTTCTATGCCTTGAAGAGGGAGATAAAGTGAGCGTAGAAGCATACGACGAGATATGTCAGCGTCTGAAAGAGGCGTTTGCCGAATATGTGTTTTTCCACATCCTCGGACAGACGTCCTCGCAGGCCACCATCACAGGGCTTGTGAGGCTGAAATGTGCCAACACATACGTTCCACCTCATCACGCCCAGATACAGGCATGGAACCGTATGACCG